TTAGCATCGCCTAAATAGACAGCACCGCCGCCTAGATTATGTAGCCATACTGTCTGATCCATAATATTTGCAGCTACTAAAAGCGTGGCTGTAGTGGTTATTGTTACTTGTGCGCTAGTCGGCATATTTTAATCCTAACTTCTCAATTAACTTGGCTGTTTTTACGGGATTTTGTGCTATCTCCCAATGCATCTCATCTTTGCGTAACCAGTTACCGCCCCAATTAAGGCCGTATTTCTTAGTCAATGCCTGGATCATTGGAATCTTTTCAGCTGGAAACGTGCCAGCCTTGCCTAACGGATGCTTAGTCGCGTTTAGATCAATAGCCGTACCGCTGCTGTGATTGCTCAATTTGCCGGGTACGCCTCGAACATCGCGATAGCAATAGCCCCAATCGTCAAGCGCACCGCCATCGATCGGTTCAATTAACTCGTTAAATTGTTCGGCAAAGGCAACCAATAACGGCGCGGCAAAATAGGCGCAACGCAGCTTAACCTTGCTGCCCTTGATCGGGTAAGACTTGATACGGATCGACTCAACATCCTTAGATGCTGGCCAGCCGTTATAACTTACGGCTGTCATCTATCGGCACTATCCATTGGCAGGTATCCTCATTGAACCCTGTAGCGTTATCAGGCTCAGGCGATATAAATGCATCTCGTAACTCATCATAGGTATCGCCAATAGCTGCGTACTTAAACCTTATATTTGAGTTGTAACTTGTACGCTTACAAGTCTGGCCTCTGAAATTGCCATACCAAGTTTCGGTGTCTAAACCTTCAATAGTTTGTGTTTCATCAATTCCGGTAATTACTTCAGTCACTATGCCATCTGTAATAAATGCGTAATGTGCCATTATGCCCAGCTCACATTTCCAGTACCAGCAGTAATCGTGGCGCGTTTGTAACCACCACTAGCTGCACTTTCTGTACCTGTTAATCCTGCCCCAATAGTAATTGCATATACATCTGGATAACGAAGCACTACTACACCTGAACCGCCGTTGCCGCCTATGCCGTTACCTGCACTTCCACCGCCACCGCCGCCACCTGTGTTAACAGTTCCAGCAGTACCAGCGGTTGTAGGTGCATAGCGACCACCAGCGCCACCACCACCAGCGCCACCAGAACCAGCAGGAGTTTCAAACGAGCCACCACCGCCGCCACCAGCATAAGTAACAGATGAACCAGTAATTGAATTGGCAGAACCAGCACCACCATCACCACTAGCTGTACCACTAGCACCTACTGCGCTTGCGCCACCACCGCCACCACCACGGCCTGAACCGCTGCCGCCGTCATTACCTAAACCGCCATTATTACCTTGACCAACTGGGCTGGCAGTACCGATTGCATTAGTAGGAGAAGCACCATTTGTACCACCAGCACCACCGCCTGACCCACCTGTACCACCCGTAAATCCGCTTGCGCCACCTGCAGATCCAAAGCCGCCGCCTGTTGATGTGATGCTTGAAAAAACTGAATTAGAACCATTAGCGCCATTTGCTCGTGGTGCGCTATTACCGCCAGCGCCACCAGCACCCAAAGTTACTGTGTAATTAGTTGAAACTGCCAAAGCTAAAGCTGAACCACCAATAGAAGTTTTATATCCACCCGCACCTGCACCGCCAGCAATATCTTGACCACCACCGCCACCACCTGCAACTACAAGATAATCAACAGATAGGGCTGGCTTACCAACGCCTATAAATCCTGCAACAATGGCGCCAATCATTACGCCACCGCGCCTATAATTGTCCAGGCATTAGTACCAGTTTTAACGCATACTGCGGCTTTATAACGGGCTAATACTGGTGCTGCACTTGATGTGCCTGCGCTAGTAATAGTAGTTGTGCCGGGTGTTACCGCATTGATAGTTGTAACGCCTGCACCTATTTGTAAAACTGTTATCGCTGTGCCATTTGGGAAAGCATAAGTAGCATCGGTAGGTATTGAGAACGTGTTAGCTGAGGCATTGTTCATTGTCACTAGCACTTGGTACTGATCAGTGGATACCGCTGTATAGGTAGTGCCTGTTTGCGCGTTAATGGTAAATGCCACTAGGCCATTAAACATATTGCTAGTTAGCACGTCACCCGTAACGCTTGGGAATCCTGTTGCCATTTCTTATCTCCTTAGTATGAAAGTACGTTTACGCCTAGAACGCCATAGTTAGCATTACCAATAATAAACCCGTCAATAATAGGTTCAAGTGTAGTAAAGGTAGTGCGCCATTTATTCGGGGTAACGTTATGTGCCACGCCGAAAACTTGCAGGGTCTTTGTAAGGGTAGATGCACCTGGTTGGTTAGTAGTGATAGTTACCGGGTCAAAGAAATCTAAATCAAGCGCAGCTAGTATGCCATTGGCATAGTTGTCTGTGTAAAGGTCTAGCTCGATCGCATCGCATCTAACGCTGGTTTCGGCACGGCTTGCTACATAGGCACGTGCATAATCAAGTGCAACGGCATCGGTCTGCATTAGTAAATCTTGTTGGTTATAAGTGTGTGCAAAATACTTCTCGACACTAGCTGCGTTAGTTGATGATTGAACTGAGCCACCTGTCCTAGTGATATTAGCCTGGTTAAATACAAGGGTGTCATCTAATCGCCAGACTGCATTGGCATAGCCAATATCTGTGCCGTTATCGTTAAATACTGTAGGCGTACTGCCGATACTTGCAGTAGTTACTAAGCGGTCTTGGAACGTCCACGATCCCGATGCATCTACATAGATTGCACCATATTCGCTATTAGTGGCTGTTTGTAAAGCTGCTAGGGCGGTACGCGCACTACCAGGATCGTTGGCCAGCGTGGTTAGCCCGGCATCTACGTCACGCATGGATGCTGGCCATGAAATAGTGTTAAGGATCTGGTTAATTCTTGTACCACTTAGATCGCCTGCAGTCGCACCTGTAACTGTACTGATCTGCGCATTTTGAGCCAAGCGCGTGGCGTCAACGGCGGTTATAACTGTGTACACAACATCATTAGCATTTTTAGGTGTAGTGGTTGTATAGCTTGTAATGAACCCTGAGAACATTGGATAAGTAACCCCAGCGGATGTAGCCGATATTGCCACCTTACGCATTGGCGTTAAAAATCCGTAGTACGGGCTTGCTGGGTTCTGTGGGTTAAAATCGCCGTTCTGATCCACAATGCGAAGGGTTAGAGATCCTGTCTGGAATTCATCGGCTGTAGCTGATCGGCCGCGCCTAGTTGAAACGCTATCTACTACATCACTTACATCCACAATTAGCGCAGCTGAGTCTGCCAATACGTTAGTACCTAATATGCCTTCGCCAATTATGAACGCTTGAGCAAAGGCTGCACCTGTACCAAAGTTAATAACTGCATTGATTACTGGAACTGTCATTAGCCTGGCAACGTTCCAGCAGGGAATTGACTCAAACCGCGCCGTATATTGTCCAGCATGGCACGATTGATTATGTCTGAGAAATCCTCGCCATCGAGTACTGATCCTTCAACCACTACTGTTACTGAGTTATCTACAGATCCAGTACCCATGCCTTGCCCTGTGCCGTATCCAGGGCCGCCCATGCCATCATCCCAAATAGGTTGCCCACCTATGCCGAATCTAGGGCCTTGTGACCCACCACCGCTGCTAGGCGGTGTAATTATTGGGGCAGGTATTACTACTTGAGTAGCAAGTAACGCTAGGTAATCTTGTTGAGCCTTGTACTTAGCATCGTCTGCTATTTTCTGAATAGCTGCAATACGTTCAATAATAGTTTTCTGTGTAGTGTAATTAAGAATATCCATCGTGGCCTGAGCCGCTGCTACCTTATCTAGCGATGCTAGTTTAGCAATAGATAGTAGCTCTACCTGTGTTTTCTCAGTATAAAAATTGGCCTCAGCTAAGCCACCTGATTGCTGGATGGCTGCATTGTATTTGGCATAAGCAGCCTGGCGCGCTAGGGCAGCCTCATCCTCAGACATCTTTGTAGTTTTAATGCGCTGCAGTTCATCAAGTAGCAGCTGGTTGATGTAGTTGAGTTCAGTTTCGCTTATGGTCTTAATACCGGATAATTTGTTAGTTTGCTGTTCTGCAGTTAGCAGTGCTAATTGCTCAATATATTTAAGGGCAGTTTCGCCGTTATCGTTCTCGATCTCCTGCATAGCCAATAGGCGCAGGCGTTCATCCTTATCGTAAGTAGATTTAAGCGCAGCTGCTATCTGGATCTTAGTAAGGTCAAAAGTAGATGATGCCTTAGCAAGTGATGCTCTAGCCTTTTCATCCATTAAGGCTTTTTTAGCTGCCGATGCTTTTAGTTTTAATAATGCTTTTTCTTTAGCCAGTCTTTCACGTTCAAGTTTGGCACGTTCTTGTTCGATCTTAGATAATTGTGTAGCAGACTGATCTAATACAACGCCGGTACTCATCTGGAAATTGCCCAATGGCCCCGTAGGGAATAGTGCTACATCTAATTCTTTAGCAAAATCTTTGACGATCTGTTCATAACCTGGAATTGATTCGACAAAACCTTGCCAGTAGCCCCATAGACCCGTACTAGGTTTAATGCCTTTGGCTGTAAATTTAATAAATAGTGCAGCTGCACCAGCAGCCGTATCAATATCTTTAGCTAACTTATCTATATCGGTTTCACCTGTTAAGGATTTAAGCGCATCTAAAAGAGCATAACCAATAGTTTCACTAGCTTCACCTGCAGCAGTATTAAGTACATCTAATTGGCCACCATAAGTTTCTAGGGCAGCCTTACCAGAACCTTTAAACTGTTCAGTTAATGCGGCTTGAATTTCGGCAAACGTAGCAGTTTTTAACTCTGCAGCGGTCATTTGTAGATTAAGTTTTTTCAAGCCTTTAGTGTTGCCTAGGTATGCCTGGCTCAAAGTGTTTACAACAGTATTAAAATCAACGCCGCTACCGCTAGATACATCAAAGGCTAAGCCCATAAGTTCTTGGCTCTTAGTAACTGACATTGTTGCCTGAGCCAATTTACTAAATGCCGGGCGTAGTTCATCATCTACAATGCCTGTTTGTTGCTGCATCTGTTTGATAAATGCTTCTACCGGTACTTGAGCATATGCCAAACCTACGTTTGATAAATTCTGAGCTAGTATCGCTGTTGCTTTAGAGTCTTGTGCTGCAGCCATCGCAGCCGCTTTACCAAACTGAATAAGTTTACGAGCTGCAAACGCGCCTAAAAAGGCTTTTGCTAATTTGTTTGCACCTTTTTCTAATGAGCTTGTAGCCTTGCCAGCTGTATCAAACGCTTTTTTACCAGTAAATTCGGCAGCGAGATCAATTCTTACTGATGGATCCATAGCCATTAGTTACGCCCCACAGTCGCGTTAAACTTATCTCTGGCTGACTCAATCGCTTTAATAACAGCTGCGTTAGTCTTGCCGTTATCCTCTGACCATGCTCTGAATATGGCGCGGCCAGCCATCTTGCCTTTGCCAGTTAAAGTACCTGGTAAACGTGGGCTAAAATTACCGCCTGGATTCTTACGCCCAGCAGTTTCATATATTGCGCCAGACATCGATGCATTGTGAATACGGGCTAACGATGTAAAGCCTTTGCGGTTAGGTCGGCTAGGTGTGGTTTTATAACCTATACCGCCTCTAGCAGCTCGACCATCCCAATACCATCTGCTGTTATTAGAAACTTTACCCCAGCCTGATAGCGGTGCAGTAGATGGGATAAAGCCACGAGCCTTTTTTGTAATAGGTTTAAGTAATCCAGCCATTTCTTTTTGAGTTTCTTTAGCTAAATCTGGCGTGAATTTTCTAAGGGCTTTGCGAAGTTCAATGCCGCCTTTTACTTGTACTGGCATCTTTAAACTCCTTTGCTCTATCTTTCATAGCCTGCAGTAAAGCCTTAAACATCCTGCTATCTAGTGCTAGTAAATCATTGGGCGCGATACCCGTTTCCAAACTGATCCGTGCGACCAAGTAAGTAAACGAGTCACGCCCTATAGTTCCGGGTCATCATCCAGTACCTCAACTTTTTTAAGTGTCTTAATAAATTCTGCACCGAACATTGGCACGGTTTCGCCTGCAGCTTTTAAGCACTCCCAAGAAAGGTAGTACACATCTGTCTGTTTTTCATTTATACGAAACGCAGCATGAAAGCCTTGCTTTGCATAAATTTCAAACGCGTATTCAATAAATGGCGTTACCTGATGCTCAGATACGCTGCCATCTACCTTTGTGATCTTTAACTTAGCCATCTGTTAGCCCCTTTTGTTTTTATCAGGTAGTGGTAATTACGATTGGTGAATTACAAGTAAATGTAATTGATTGTGTAGCGATGTCTGCTACTGCGCCGTTAATATCGGTAGTGTTATTTACCAAGATTGTGGTGCTGTATAGCGGGTTAGTAGCTGATACTGCTGCGCTTGTCTGCTTTAGCGTAATAGGTACTGTTGTACCCCATGCAGCCTGAAGGGTTGCGTTTACGTTTGCTGCAGCTGTATCGCTTAGGAAATCTAAAGTTATTGTGCTTGCCTCTAAACCCTTAACAAACTTATGAGCTGTATCGCCCATAGCAGTTACTTCGAGTTCATCGAACACGCGGTTAATTGTTGCCGATGTAACATGATCAGTAAGTGCTACTGAGTTAAGAGTTACAACGACTGTATTATTTAAATATACGGCCATTTGTTTATTCCTCGATTTTCTCGGTTACGGGTGCTTTGGTTTTTGTTTCTTTTACTGGTGCTTCTGTGATCTGCCCAATTTTGATTAAGAAGGCAATATCCTCATCTGTGTATGACATGGTTTTACTCCCAGCTCGTTAGTATGGATATATTAAATTCGGCAGTTAATAGATCGCCGCTATCAGCATTTAATACGCCAGGCGCGCTAACGCTAGTTATATTAAATACAAGATTAGATGCAGCTAGTTTTGTATAGGCTGCAACAATAAAATCCTCAATGCCCTGCAGATTGCCTTGATTATCAAACATCGGCACAGTTAGCAGAATCTTAAAATTGGCCATAGGCGAAATAGTTATGTAACTGTTATTGCTAGGCGTTAGATATGGATCTGCTGGTATTACTACGCAGCTGTTAGCCAGGATGGTTGCAGGTGGATATGCGAATACCGACCATACGCCGTTATTGGTTAAAGCCGTTGCGATGGTGCTACGCAGCGTGGTAATGGCAGCGGTAGGCATCTATCCACACATGCTATTCGGATTTTGGTACGGAGAAATAAGCCCCCTGATTTTGCCGATCATGCTGTTACCCATGCGATAGGGGCTAGGGCTGAAGCCATCTAGTCCTACGCCGCCTGTCTGAGATACCTGGCGCGCTTGCCATATATCTACGGCCAAGATCATCGCAGCTTGTCGAACGCTTGCTGTATTAACGTAGGTTGCAGTCTTTGTATCTGCACCTAGCGCTGAGCCTGATGGCACTACGCGCCTAAAGTTTTCATCGGCTGCAACCTTGGCGTATTGAATAAAACTATAGCCGCGTGGTTGCTGATAATAATTTAGCTGCATATTAAATGCAGGCAATAAATTTGTAGTGCCTGTGCTAAAAGGTAGCGTGGCAGTAATTGTGTAAGTGCCGTTAAATGTCGAACCAGCCCCGGCTATTGTCACGCTTTCGCCTGTAGTAAATAGACCGGGGTTGGCCAACATTACTGTCGCAACGTTGCTTACCAATGCAGTCCCCACGACTGGCGCAGAATCAAACCAAAGGAAACTGTTGATCTGATCCTGTGCAGCTTGGCAGCACTCTTCGACTGTACTATCGTTGTAAAGACTTCCAATTCCGAGATTTGAACGCAGCTCGGCAACAGTTACATACGTAGCGGCCATAATCGGAACTCCTTACTTAATAGGGGTCGGTGGGCGAAAGGGCTAATCGCCCACCGACTATTAGGGTTATTTCTTAGGTGAAGTTGTAACGGATAATTCCCTTAGGCATCTTGGCGATTGTTGCCATGTAGCCATAGATCGCTACCTGTACCTGTAGGTTGCTTACAACGTTTACAGACATATATGCCTGTGGTGATTGGTAAACAGTAAATGCTTCTGGCGCAAGGATAATCGCTGAATCATCTACTGTTGTTGTAGCTGTGAAATTCTTATCAACATATAGATCAAGACCAAGCACGTTGCCGCGAATTGAGCCAGGTTGAGTTAAGCCGCCTGCGTTCATTGGCTGTGATGCTGAGTAAATTGGGCGACCTGTTGTATCTGATGCACCCATTAGTAGCTGCCATTGAGATCCATTGGCGATGTAGTTCTGTGCGTAGTAACCAGTTGCCTCATATACAAGGCGAGCAGCTTCTGATGCGTAACCAATAATGCCTGCTGATGTAGCAGCTTGTGCAGTAGTTGCAACAGTACCTGCAGTAATCAACGCAGCATTAACTGTTGTGTCAAGTGTCTTTAGGTAAGCGTTCTGTAGTTGCTGTGTTAGTTCTGCATAAAAGTTAGGATCTGAACGTTCTAGCAGTTCAATGCTGATTGTGTTCATACCTGAATATTTATTAACTGTACCTGATAGGTATTCTGTAACCATACCTGTGTTTTGAACTGCGCCTGCTTCAGCTTCAACAGTTACAACAGGTGCTACGCCTGATTGGCCGCCTGCAGATGTAACAAGTGATGGCACGTTAATTGTCATGCCGCTTGCTGGCAATACGCCGCGAGAACATGCATCGATTGATGGTGTACCAAAACGTGTATTTGTTGGGAACTCTGATAAGTACTGTGTTGGGCTAAATGCAGGGTTAGTGCTGAAAGAATCATCTGCAGCTGTTACATAAAGCATTGAATCTTGATTGCCTAGGGCAGCCTTGATCTTATGCTCTGTGTACTTTGCCATAGATGTAATCGGTGTGCGTACTGTCTGGCTGTCTAATACGGATGGGCGAATAATTTGGCGAGCTGCTTGAACTGGTGCAGCCTCGACTGGTTTTTCTGCCGGTACATCCGGTGTATCAATAGGGGCTGTAGTCACAGCTGCCTCGCTTTCGGTTTCGGTTTCGGTTTCGATTTCTACGATTGTCGTATTGATCGTTGTTGTTTTTGTGCTGTTACTCATCGCTGCTTCTAGTTCAGCTTTAGCCGCTGCAATATCAGTTACGGCCGCTGAATCGAAGGCAGCCGACTCCACAAGGCTTACTTCTTTCAGGACTGCAGCGGTAACCAACAGGTAACCCTTCATCTGCTTAGACGCGGATACATCCACGCCTACGGATAAGCCAGATACAAGGTTCTCCTGAGCTAGTACAAGTGCATCCTGTCCCCGGCTGCTACTTGAAATTTTGAAAGATGCATAAATGCCATCGCTACTATCTTGCACACTATTGGCCATCATGCGCCCAACAGGTTGGGTACTTTGATGCTGCATAAGCAATTTTATTTTTGCTTGATCCTCGATTGCGATTGATCCGCGTTCAAATACAACAGGGCCAGCCGATGTATAACCGACCTCGTTATATGGCGCAATTTTTCCTGAAATTACACGGCGTTCACCATCTGCCGCTTGAATCGCGTTATTAAACGTTAAGTGCAACATTTGCAGTATCTCCTGATCCATTAGGTGTTAGCTGTTCCATAGATTGCGCTTGCGCTACATCTATCAAACCTAGGTTTAACATTTTCTCTATTGCATCTAGTCGCGCCATAGTGTCTGCGCGTAAGAAAGTTTCATCAATTGCAAAACGCACACGATTACCATGCGCGGTTATGTCATCCATGCTTAGACGATTTTCTACTGCACTGAGAAATGGCTGCAGCGAGTAACTTACGAATTCTTTACGGCCGTCTAAGATATTTTGATACGTCATGCTGTTATTCATATCTGCACTTATGTAATATGCCGGTACGTTCATTAAACGCGCAATTTCAGTAGCAAGGTACTGACTACTTTCGTTGTATGTCATATCTTTAGGGCTAAAGCCAATATTTTGCGCTTCTAGTGTGCTAGTTAAATATGCGGTGCTGCGATTATTGCGCGCGGCTTTCCATGCAGCTAGTAAACCTTGTACCTGTGCTTCTGGCAGATCAGCCCCGGTATTTTTTAAAATAGTAGTTGCCATTGGCGTAGCTGCTGCAACTGCTGCAGCCTTTTGAATATCTAACGCAGCTTGAATAGTGCGGCCACCAGTTTGTAATACACCTGGCAGTAATGATTGAAATGTAACTAGCGAACCAATACCGGACATTGGTACGCGCTGGCCATTGACTGCGTAATATTCAACTTCATCGCCGTACTGATTTGTAGTTACGGTAACGCGTGTATTAGATATAAATTCAAAACCTGATGGGCGATTGTCGTCTTGGTACAAAGACGATACGCGTAGGTAGCCCACGCCATAGAACAGCAACGCATCGACTAGGTA